ATTGTTCGTGAAGACGGATTTATAGGCGCACCTGGTCGTGGTAAGGATGACCGTGTGATTGCAGCAGCCCTAGCAACCATTGCGTGGGCAGAACAAGTCCAGCCTAGACTTATCGGTATGCGTCTGTCAAAAGAAATGTCCTTGCGTCAGGATGAGTACACCCCTGAACAACTGGCTGTAGGCAAGAATGTAAGTAATTACTTAAAGATGATTGGCGTATACGGAGGGAAAAATGCAACCTCTTGACAAACAAACTCTTAAAAAAGAACTTAAACTATTCTTAGCAGACAAGGACAGGGGCATCTCTATCAAAAACTTTTGTGAGATAGCGGGTATATCTGAGCGTTTGTTCTTGCTTGTGATTAAAGAAGGTAAAGCTCCACTAACCGAATCTTCTCAGCGAGGACTCAACCGTGCCTATATGCACTGGAAAGAGGGCAAGATACGGGTGATGAAGAAGCATACCAACGAGACATATCCTGATTACAGGAAAGAACCAGCGCCCCCAGTCATCCCGATGAACAAGTTAGTCTTTACTAACGGGGGGTTTAAAGTTCAAAGCAAGCCTCTAAATAGGCATGATTACAGCAATTTCGACAATATTTTGTTAACTAGGGGGTAAAAATGGCAGTTTTGAAAGACTATTTGTGTACAGAGCACGGTGTATTTGAATCTAGGGAGGCAAAGTGCCCTATAAAGTTCTGTAAAGGCGAATTATCGGTAATTTTCCTAAAACCAGTGGGTGTAAAGTCAGAAAAGACCAAATCTAACGACAGAAACCTAAAACAACTGGCTTTAGAGTTTGATATGACCGATATTAAGTCTACAAGAGCTGGTGAACACCAAGAAGGCTATCTAAAACGCAAAAATAAGCTATCTGACAAGGAATTTGCCCAGGCTGGTGAGGCTATGGCTCATAATCAGAAAATGCAAGAGGAACAAATCGTTCAACAACGATTATCTGGCGCAATGTGGGGTAATGGTGGTAATATCAACCTCAAATCCGTCATGGGAGGGCAGTTTAAGCCCGTAGCTGACGAGTCTGTTAGCGTTTTACCAAAAAGTGTAGGACAATTTGTACCACCGAGACCAGGTGCAGGGACTCAGGTTGACCATGAGGGTTTAAAGATTAACACCAGTGCGGAGTAAAAATGAAAATACCAAAGGGGATGCTAGACAGAGATGAGTTCTTTAGGGACATCATCTACAAATGTGAAGTCTCCTTAAACTCTAGGAAGGTAGATTACGCCTCCCTCAGAAACTGGTATCTCTTTGGTAACGGACCTGACGAAGCTCCTGCACTCTACAACAAAATATTTCCTCACCTAGACCAGGTAACTTCCTTCCTGTACTCGGCTGAGACAACTCGTTTTTCTATCAACCTGGGTGCATCTGTACCTGAGAACGAACACAGAAAAATACCAACCTTAACCAAAGCTCTAAACAACGAGTGGTTAAATAGCAACGCTGACCAAGTTTTTTCTACAGCTACTACTTGGGCACTTGTCTACGGTACGACTTACGTCAAGCTCATTATGAACAACGGGATTCACCCGTACATGGTTGAGCCTGGTTGTGTAGGCGTACTGCGTGAGGACATCACGTACACGGACAGACAAGAAGCCCTCATTCAAAAATACTACATCACCAAGTCAGAGCTATACACAAGACTGTACAGCCACCCCAACAGGGAAAAGATTATTCAGCGCATGAACTCCATGCCACACGAGAGGACTGAAATTGCGAATGGTTTGGAACGTATTATTATTTCTCAGTCTAATCCTACTATATACGGTAATGTTAATTTGGATTTGGCTGGTGGCAATCGTTACAAAGCTGAAGTCTCTGAAGATACGGTAGAGATGACCGAGCTGTGGATTTGGGATGATGATGCAGCAGATTACAGAGTTGTAACCAAAGCTGACCCAGACATCATCATCTACGAACGTTCAGGTGAAGAAATGTTTATGAAGGGTGAGTTGCCTTTCATTCAGATTTGTCCTAACCCACTCTACGATTATTACTGGGGCGCTTCTGAAGTACAGCGTTTGATATACCTTCAGCAGTTACGCAACAGACGGATGACAGAAATTCTTGACCTGTTGTCCAAACAAGTTTCCCCTCCAACGGCTCTGATTGGGTTCACAGGCATCCTTGATGAAAAGAACTTTGCACTCAACCGTGCGGGGGGATTACTATCCACAGATATGCCTAACGCTAAGGTAGAGAAGTTAGCGCCCACTATGCCTCCAGACCTCTTTACTGAGATGCGGGAGATAGACGCTATGTTTGAAGAAGCGTCTGGCGTAGGTAACGTTCTCCAAGGTAAGGGAGAGGCGGGAGTTAGGTCAGCAGGACACGCAAGCCAGTTAGCTCGACTGGGGTCATCAAGAGTTAAAAAACGGGCGCTAATCATCGAAGACTCGCTAGAAAAACTGGCGACCCTTTACCTCAAGTGTATGCAACTCTATGACGATACGCACTTCAAAGATACGCACGGTGTACCTTTCATTGCCGAACAGTTCACCAAAGAATTTACGGTTAAAGTGGACGGACATTCAAACTCCCCGATATTTACGGAAGACACCCGTACCCTTGCGTTCAACCTACTCAAAGCAGGGGCTATTGACAAAAAATCTTTACTTGATTTAATAGAGCCACCAATGAAAGAGGAATTGTTGGAGCGTCTGAAGCAGATGGAAGCCAAGCAAGCTGCTCAACCCCAACAACCTCACGGTGAACACAAGAAAGAACACAAAGCCCCTGGCGCTAAAAAGGAGGGATGATGGCGACAAAGAACGTAGGTGGACCACAAACATCGCCCAAGGCTGACCAGCCACGGGTGACAACAGAAACTTTACGCAAACAAACTTCAGGACCAGGCTTGACATCAAGAACCACTGGGATTAAAGTTTCGTCTGGCGGTAGGACTCAAAGAAACTACGCCAGAAGTTAATCAACAAAGGAAAATCACCATGATGCACAGATACGGTAAAAAAGGTCGTAAGACTCGTAGATAATTTCTTGAGAAAGAAAGAGGGTGTGGCTGCCTCCCCTTATAAGTAGGTGACCGCTGCTAAAGGAGAAATCTCATGGCACGTAAAGCTCGTAAACACAAGCGTAAGTAATTTCTTGGGGGCAACCCCTTGAAATGAACCGACATTGGGGGGTATGTCGTAAAATACCCTCCACCCTATTGACAAAAAGTTTGTAAGTGGTTACAAACTAGGCAAGGAGAAAATATGAGTGTTCCGTCAGACAAATTAATGGAGTTAATGAAAGGCAACCAATCTGCTGGTGCGCCCCTTCCTGCGCCCCCGCCTGGTGCTAATATGTCTGATGCTGAAGTACCTCCAATGGGTTCGCCCATGTCTACTCCAGAGACAAAGCTCGGCTCTAAAGAAGCAGCAAGAATTAATTTAGGTATGGCTCAAGATTTACTAGAGCAATCCCTCCCTGCATTTGGCTCAGATACCGATGAAGGTAAAGCAGCTCTAAGTGCAATAAGCGCAATCAACAAAGTTCTTGGTCCACGCAAGAACAAAACAAACGAATTACAACAGTCAGAGATTCTTCAGATGTTACAGACACTTCCACAAGCTGGTGGTGGTACTCCTGAAGGAAAAGCTATGGCTGCTGCACCGATTCCTGGTATGTCACCTCTTGGTGGTATGCCTCCCCCACCTCCACCTCCTGGTGGCGGTATGCCCCCACCCCCAATGTAAACAGGAGTAATCATGGATTTATATAAACCCAGAGGTAATTCTCAACCACGTAGACCTACAGACAACAACCAGAAAAACGGAGTAGTTATCAACACTCCCCGTTATTCACAATTTGGCGGATTGTCTGGAGCTACAAAAGCATCAATGAATGGTATGCGGGTTGAAAAACCAGCTGACGGTAAAAAAGTTATTTAACAACGGTAAGAGGGTAACAAAATGTCTTTAGAAAATCTTTCCTTAGAAGCACGAGATGAGTTAGCTAGTCTGGCTCAAACACTTGCGGAAAATCCAGATACACGCAAAGATTTTTTGCGTATGACCAAGAAGGTCAAGCCTGGTATGCCTATCCCTGAGTTGGATATTGAGGAACACACCAACAGAGCAATCACTGCATCTGACCAACGTGTGCAAGCCTTAGAAGCAAAACTCAGAGAAAGAGATGCTCAAGCTGAATTGGAAAAGCGCAGACAAAACCTTGTGAAAAAAGGAATTAGAGCTGAAGACATTCCAGAAGTCGAAAAAATCATGCTTGAGAAACAAATCCCAAGCCATGACACGGCTGCTGAATACTTTGAATATATGAGACAGGCTGCAAAGCCAACTCCATCTGGATACAATCCTTCTGCTATTCGCCAGTTTGACCTTGGCAAGTATCAGAAAGACCCAAGGGGAGCAGCGCAGCAAGAAGCGGTTAAGGCTTTTGCAGAAATCAGAAAGTCTAATCGTCCAATCGGTTTGTAAAAGAGGGTGTAATTTGTCAGGGCAGAGATGCCCATCTTTAAGGAGCTAATATGGCTATAGGTGGTGGAATTCTGCCCCAGACAGGTAGTTCGCAATTCAATGAGTTAACTTACGTTAC